CTAATGCCTCAGCCGCAGCTGTAGTCATACCTTGACCTCTAGTATACTCGCCAGCCGGTGCGTCATTAAGAACAGAAGGATTAGTTCCTCTATGCTCAGTAACACCATCGTGAGTAACTGAATCGCCAGCAGCATTTCTAGATGAGTAATCAGTGTCAGCTTCGTCAAATAGTGCTTCACCACCAGTTGCAGAAGTATATCTTGATCTCATTGCGAAAATAAGTCCTGTTGGACCAGTCATTGGTTGAACACCAGCAATATCGTATGCGATAAGGTTTGGCATTGCTCTTCGTACTAATGAAATTAAAATTGGATCCCAATTTGAAGTTCCAGCAGTATTATTCGTAGGAGCAGCTTCACTTAAAAATGCGCTGTCCTCCTTCATAGCTCTTTCTTGGTTTTCCAAGATAGTAGCCGTAACGGCACGTTTGTAAGAGTCTCCGATTTTTGGTAAATCAGGGTGCTCTAACACAGGCTGCCATTTTTTTTCGTATTGTTCTGATAAATACATGTTATTTTATCTCCCTTTTTATTTTACTTTGTTGATAATTTAATATCTTTTGTCTGACTTATAGCGGCACTATAAGCAGCCATTGCATTGCTAAGGTCTTCGTTTTGACCGTCGCCTGCCGCTACATCATCGTGTCCGTCACCAGCTGCGTCTTTAGTTTTAAAATAACTTTCTTTTATGATTGCTATCTTAGCTCTAAAATCTGCCTCTGTTGAATAATCCACTTCTTCAGCAAGCTTGTTGAACTTTTCTTTAGCTGTGTCAGTTAAATCTTTAGATGTTTCATCTAAAATTTCAGCTGCTTTATACTTGTTAGCTGACTTACTTAATTCAACATTCTTTTCAATTGATTCGTTAAGTTTCTTTTCTAACGTTTCAATCTTTGAAGCTTGATCTTCAAGTACATTATATTTTTCATCTGGAACATTTATGTAATGGTCTTCAAATAATTTTTTAAGACCACTGATAAAGTCCTCAGCGATTTCGCCTTTGATCCCTCTTTCTAAAGCAAGTTCATTTTCTTTCATCCACTCCTCTACCACGTATGATAGATAAGAGTCGACTTTTTCAACTAACTCAGCTTTAGTACTAGAAGTTTCGCTCTCGAATTTTTTATTATAATCTGCTTCCATTTCTTCTGCAATTTCTTTAACTTTAGATTTAATTGCTGTTTCAAAAATCGTTGCAGCTTTTGTTTTGAACTCTTCCGATAAATCAGTATTTCCAGCTACTAAAGCGTCAACATGTTCTTTTACGTCTATGTCTTTCTCTTTAGTTTCTTCTTTCTTCTCGTCATCTTTTTTCGCTTCAACTTCTTCAGTTTTAGCTTCCTTGTCATCTTTTTTGTCAAGGTGTTTTTTCAGACCAGCAGGAAGTTCGCCTTCTTTTACTGTAGATTTATCTTCGGTGTCCGTTGCTGTTTCTTTTTTCTCCTCTTTTTTTAATGTAGGCATACCGTCAGGTTTACCTTCATGTTTTTGAGCAGGTTGTCCAGAAACAGTTTTAACTGTTTTTGAAGCATCCGGATTGCTGTCAGTAGGTTTAACTACAGGAGCACCTAAATCCTCGGCATCGTTTTTCAGATGAGTTGGTTCAGCTGCAACAGCATTTTTTTTCGGAAGATCAGCATTCGGGTTAGCATTCTCAGCTACCGCTTTTTGATCTTTTGTTGCCTCAATTTTTTTGTCTATTTCGGCCATTGAGAAATCTCCTTTTTATGTTTAAACATTTATAATTTAACTAGTTATAAATTAATTCGTGGGACTATTTATAAAACTAGAGTTTTTTAAGAAAGCTTTTAAAGACATCCGCCTTCGCTTCCGCTAAAGCATGACTTTTTGCAGCCTCTATGTCTCGTTTCCAAGCGCTTAAGTCTTTTTCAACGAGCACACCATTGTCCCAAACCCACTCTTTACTCTCCATTATGCCTTCTACGAAAGCGTCTGGAGCGCTAGGGTCTGCAACAATATCAGCGGCTGTAGCTAAATAAAAATCTCTACCTACATAATTTACACCACCTCTTGTTTGTAACGAACCCATACCTCGTGATGATACACCTAATTGAGCGCCTTCATCTATAAGACCTTTCACGATCTTACCGTATGGGGTATTCATTATCTTAGCTTCACCAATAAAATTAGTTCCATCTGGATGAAGTTTAGTTATCATATGACTAACTCTTTCCAAATTAACAGTTGGAGAATCAGGATGTCCTAACTCGCCAAAAGCCCTTCTTTTATTAATAAATTCTCTATTATATCTGTTTACTTCTTTTTCAAGTATGCTTTTTTCATAAACACGTCCATTTTTATTTCTAATTTCTGATTGTAAAAAGATACCTCTAATTTTGTAGTCCTTTTTTCCATTGTTATCTTCTACAATGTACTCTGCATTTTGGACTTCTTCGGATATTAATCTCATTTTCTCCCTCTTGTAGGTTCTAATGTATATTTATAAGAATTTCTATCTAAACTCAACAATAATTGTGTAATTATCGCCTATAGCAAAATCTTTTGTACTTAACAATACATCACCTGTTGGTGTGGTAGCATTGTTTATAATCTCATTTCCAGGTGTTCTTAAATCCCAATGACCATTTCCTGATAGTAAACATATAGTTGAATTGGTTACTCCGTCCCATAATAACTCAACGGCTGACTTATTATTTGACGTATTTACAGAATACCATATCTTACTTAATTTTCTCTTACCATCTTCTGTCATAAAAGTTAATGCGCTAGCGTCAACCTTTGTAACCATAGACTCACCTGTTCCATCTGAAACATTGGTTATTTTTACTACGTACTTGATACCAGATGTATCAGCAATTGTTTGTGTTGTTACCGTATCAGCCATCTATTATTCCTCTCCTAATTTCTCTATTATTTCTTCATCAAAATATTGTTCTATTTGTTCTTTTTCTAAACTGTTTAGAGTAGCAACATCATCTAAAGCACTTTCAAATTTTACTACTATATTATCAGCAGTAATATTTTTGTCTTTTTCTATAATTTCAAAAATTTCTCTAACAGCAGACTGCATAACCGGAGGTAATCCTTTATATGCATTGCTATCAAATAGTTTATTATTTTCCACAATGTCACTAACTCTCAACATAATTTTATGTTTCTGTTGGTGCTTCTGCTGGAGCTTCAACTGCTGGAGTATCAACTGCTGGAGTATCAACTGCTGGAGTATCAACTGCTGGAGTTTCTGGTGCAGCTTGTACCGGTTCAGCAAATGGTTCTGCTATTTCAGGTTTAGTTTCTGCTGATAATTCTTCAGCTGATTTACCTGCTGTACCGTCAACATTTGTAATTGTTCCGTCTCTGTTGAATTGTCCTGGAGTTGCTACTTCAGGTTTTTTATCACTATGAGGTTCAACAAACATTTTACCAGCTATATCTTGTCTTCTCTGATCTAATGCGTCTCCTACTTTTCCTCTTAATGCGTCTTTGAAAGCGTCACCGGCTCCGGCATTATCGCCTGTACCTAATTTATCTATAAAGTTTTTTATTTCTTGATTTGGCATGTTTCATTCCTTTCCATTTATTAATAAGTATTTTCACTATCAACAACCTGATTTCCAGGTGATGATATGATTCCTTTATCAACTTCTGTTTTAATTTGTTTATCTATTTTTTCTATGTCTTGAGCTGATTGTTTTAATATATTTTTTCTAACATATTCAACTGAAAAATATTTTCCAACATAGTCTCTTACATCATTTGCTAATGCTACTCTTTCTTTTAACATTTCAGACTGCTTTAATTCTGCAAAGTGACCGTCTTGTAAAAAGTCATAGAATATATTATCTCTAATCATTGGCCATTCTTCTTCAGCAATGATTCCTTTTAATACTAATTGTGTTCTTAAAATATCATTAAACAGTTCAATAAATTTCTTTCTTAATCTTTGAACAAATTTAGTAAATTTTAATTCGTCTCTTGTTATTTCTGTTGATCTTCCTAAATTAAATCCTGTTGAAGCTTCTAATCTACTTGATGGTACATTCAATGATCTATAAAGTTTTGCTCTAAAGTATTCTATGTCTGTAATTTCTCCTAGATTTTGGCCTCCTGGTAATGTAGTAATATCTGTACCTCTACCACCTTCTCTACTTGGTAACCAAAAGTCCTCTAACATTGACATATAGTTTCTATCGTCTCTAATTTCACCAGTAGCTGCGTCATATACAAGTTTGTTTCTATATCTTGCCATAACGTCTCTTAAATATTGTTCAGCTTTCATTTTAGGCAAATTACCAACATCAATTTTAAATATTCTTCTTTCAGGTGCTCTTGCTATTCTGTAAATAACAGCAGCGTCTTCAATCATTCTTAATTGATTAACTGGTTTAATTGCTTTATGTAAATATGATAAAACTATATTTTTATTTTGATCTATTAATCCTGACGGACAAAATGCGATTGTATCTATTGCTATTTTAATACCTTGTAAACTAGCACCACCTACACCTCTTTCATTATACAAAAAATACTCCATAGTTTCGTCTACTAAATTCGTAGCCGATGGAGCAACTCCGTCTGGTCTTCTCTTTCTTACTTCTCTAATCTTTTTAATTTTTCGTGGGTCTATATATTTAAGTTCAGTAATACCCATTTTGCCTGTTTCAGTATCTATTATTTTTTGGAAATAAATTCTACCATCAACATACCAACGTCTAAAAAGGTCGTGACCTCTAGTGTTGAATTGCATTAATCTTAATATTTCTGAAAATTCTTCCTCTACTCGTCTCTTTACATCACGTCCATAAGGTACACCATCTGTTACTAATCTAACAGCTTGTCTATTTTCATTTGAAACTATAGCTTCATTGACAATATCCTCAATTGCCATATCACATTCTGGATGTATTGAAATTTCTCTGTATCTTCTTATGAGGTCTGCTTCAGTCTTTGCGTTACCTTCCATGTCAAGGTGAGACGCAAAATATCCTCCAGCGGCGACAACCTGTGTGCCGTCCTCTGCTTGAGGTGTACTAAAGTTTTGTTTTGGATCGGATTTAGGTTTATCTCTGGTAATCTTAAATCCAAAAAATTCTGCCATAATTTAACTCCTAGTTGTTTATACGATACTACTTATAATGGTTTTAAAAGGGCGATCCGAAGACCGCCCCCTAATTTTTTATTACGTTGTAGTATTTGTTTCAAAGTATTGATATTCAAACGTAACACCAAAAGTTTCTATTTCTGTTGTTTCGCCCATACTTAAATCAATACCTGTTATCTCTGTCGGGTATAAACCTCTCAAAGTATATGATTTAACGTTATTACCGTTTCTGTCAAGATGATCTACAAATGCGTCAACTTGGTAATCAACTGGATTAGTTAATCCCTCGTTGTCAGTCATATTATTAATACCATTCTGCCATCTTTCAAAAGCATTTCTGATTTTGAAATTTGTATCGTTTAGTACCGTAATTGACCATGCCGGAATTGTTCTATCACCTGCTATTTTTATAGCTCTACCTCTAAAAGGAACATTGACGTTTGCAACTGTCATGCTCGGTATAGATGTAGCTGTACATAAAAACGCTAAGTCTTCTATTTCGCCACCAACTTGTGCGTAACCAGGAAAAGGCATTGTAACCTTAAACTGATTGGCTCTTGCGCCACCGCCTGCAAGTTTAGCTTTGAAGTCATTAATGTTTGCCATTTTTTATTTCTCCTTCTCTACTATTAACCGCCTGCGACTTCTTCAAAAGAAACGCCAGTCCGTGTTGCGATGAATTGTAATGTAATAAAGTTGATACTTCTTGCTGGTTTAATAAATATCTCAGCAATAAATTCATTTCTATCAATTACTTCACCTGTGTTATTTGTTTCGTCACATACTACCATAAAGTCTGTGAGACCTCGTCTACCTTGTACTTCTCTTAAAAAAGGTTCTACAATGTTTCTAAAGTTAGCTCTTGTAAATTCATCATTGAACTCAAAGAGTTGATATTTAGAAGCAGTTGCTATTGCCTTCTCTAAAATAATAAACAATCTTCTAACATTGATTCTGTCAAAAGCACTTGGAGCACTTAATCCAGTTTTGTCACCAAAAAGAACTGTGCCTTGTCCTGGGAAAGTTACCACAGGATTAACACGAGCTTTATATAACTCGTCTCTTTGTGCTTTATTTGGATTGTATGCTAGTTTAACTGCGCCTCTGATAATACCTCTGTTAAGACCTGCCGGTGACCACCAACTATCTGCGATTATATCGGTTCTAGCCGCTAGACCTGCAATATCTCCATTTAATGGTACATATCTATATACGTCATTATATCTGTCGTACATATACTTGTAACCACTATCTAACACAACGTAAGATGAAGAACGGATACCGCTCATAAATGCTAGTACGTTTTGTGTTTGCGTGATTGAAGAAGCAACGTTAGCCACATCTGATCTCTCTGGAGATACGAATGCGATAGCGTCTTTTCTTTTCTCTGCTATAGAGATTAAGTCGTCAACTTTAGTAGCGTCACATTTACCGCCCATGATTAAACCAACGTCCACAGTTTCAGAATCTTCAAACATTTCGTATGCTGTTTTGATTTGACCTGTAGAAGCGGCTGAACCGTCAGCGCCTGCTTGTAGACTGTCAGATTTTGGTGTATCAATAGCTGCGAAAGTAATTCCACTAGCTGCTGTTCCAAAATTTGATCCAGAAGCATGGTGATCCATCCAATAGATATAACTTGATCTATTGAAAACTACGTTTGAGTAATAATTTGAATCTCCTTGTGGTGTTTTTGCGTCTGAAGCTTTTGATACTTTATCATAAACTTCTAACACTTCACCACGTGTTCCTGTTATGTCGCCATCTTCGTCTACCACGACCACGTGCATTTCATCGTTAGTAGCTGCTTTTGAAGTTGCAAATGGAGATGTTCCAGGAGCACTTGACACCATGTCATAGTATTCCCAAAGTCTCTTTACGTTTGCACCATTAGCTGGAACTATATGTAATCCACCTTGACCTGTGTCTGCTCTTGTAAATGTAATATCGTTTGTTGCGATACTTGTTATTTTATATTTGTAACCATCATAATCTGAACCTGCAGCTGTTTTAGAAAACTCAACTATGTCTCCTACGTTAAAGCCTGTTCCAGATGTTAATGTTACTGTCGTATGACCAACAGCCATAGCTGCGTCAGCGAGTGTTGTTTTAGCGTTTTCTTGGAAACCTGTTGCGCTGTGACATACAGAAACTTTTAAGGTATTACCCCAAGCTCCTGCTGTTCTAGACGCCCATTCTCCAACTGTAGCCGCTCCACCAGAATAGTTATCCTGATAGTCTTGTG